AGCTACATGCAATGTTGATGGTGCTGTAAAAGCATTACCACCAAATACATGGTCTAAAACTTTATCTTCTAAATAATCGCTAAATCCAGACATTATTCATTTACTCCTAGTTTCTCATAAAATATGTTGTTTTCTTGCGTTGACCATAAGTTCTTTTTCTTGGTATCAAAGAACCTTTGCCAAACGCAGCTCTTTCTTGTTGCATACGCATTTCTTCTAAAGCTAATTCAAATTGGGCAGTAAACATTTGCACCCTTTGATCTTCCATTAAATAAATAGATGCTTGTTTTAATGCGCCATATAAATAAACATCAGGATGATTTGTTAAAACAAAATTACTGGTGTTCGAGTCGCTTAGTGCAGTAATTTTACCATAATAAGTTAATTGTAATGTGTATGAAGTGTCAGGTGTTGGAGCAAGTTCCAATGTATTGTCCACAATAGAAAAATACTTTGGTTGACCAGAAGAATTATCATTTGCTTTTCTGAATACGTCTAAAGATTCTATTGATTGTTGCATTAATGGAGAAAAATCATTTGAGGTTATTTCTATGTTGATAACTTCCAACCAGTCATCCGGTAAAGTTAAGTATTGGGAGTCTGCTGTTGCAGTTGCTCTCTTAATCATATTTTTATCTCTTAACTTTCTATTTATCTCTGATTCAGTAGTGTCAATAAAAATATCAATTTGCGAGGTCAAATCGCTTCTGTTTAAGTAATCCGCTATGTTTGTTTTAAGTTCGCTGTAATTCATACTCTACCGGGCCATATTCTAAATAATTTGTTATCTGGGTCATTCAGCCATTTTTTCCATTTCTTCTTATCTTTAGACCATCCCTCTCTTATCGCTTTCTGATATATTACCATAGGTATTTCTGCAACGTGCTTTAATTCTTTTGAGTTTTGTACCTCTGATAGATTTTTAACATTATCTAGTATCGGTTGAACATTTTGAGAACTGTGATAGATGTTTTTATCATCCTCTGTAACAAACTCACTCATGTACCCTGATTTGGTATCAATTATTGTTCTTTTTGCCATAATAATTTATTGAAGTGAGGGGCGTTACCGCCCCCCTTTTTCAACCTATGATGTTGATAAGTCGGCTGCTATTCCATGCGCCTTTTCATTTGATACTTCCAAACCATACTCAACAACAATCATTTTTGTCATTGCATCACCAATAGTGCTGATGTCGATAGTTTCAAAGTTTCTCAAATAAGCAACTTTTGCAAAATCAGGATCAACAAATAAAGCTGACCTTGCTCTGCTCAAGTTAGAAGGAATAACTTGTAGTTCACCAAAATCACCAGCGTAAATAGAAACTGATGCTTCTACAGTATTTGCATCAATCATTTGCCTTGCAGATGAACGACCAGTGAAACCAGATACAACACCTTTAACGTGAGGGCCAACAATAAGCATTGAAGGCTCACCACCATTTGTGTAAGCAAGTTGTTGTACTGATTTTAGGATAGTCTCAGTAAACGCACGCTGTGTACCATCAGTAGGTGCAGCACCATTTCCAGCTCCAGCTCCGTTAGTACCACGCGATACGTTAGTTTCTGTCCAAGTTTCAAAACCACCAGTTTGTCTTGCAGTGGTTGCATCACCAGTAGCTTTGGCTACTTTAGAAGTTAACGCAGTTTCCATATCTCGCTTTAGTGCTTTAGCCATGATAGCTAGTTGATGTGCCATTTCTGTTCTTTTCCCGGCTGCATCAGAAGCATTTTGCGTACCTGTTACAGTTGCATCTCTGCTTGAGATTTGACATACGTTACTTTCTCTAACTGTAGCAGTAGAAGCTGATCTTGATAGTTCAAAACCTTCCAACTGACCTGTTCCAGATGCAGTAGGTAAGGCTTCTGTTTGCCAATCAAATTGGACATTTTTTACATTTGTAGTGCCTATAGAACTCATAAAAGGCGTACTCATTGGAGAGATATTGTAGATAGTATCAGACAATGACTCTCTGTCAGAAGTCGCAGTATATGTGTCAAAGGCGTTTGTTACTTTAGCCATTTTTTATACCTTTAAATTAATTGTTCAAAAACTTTAGCTGCATCTTGCACTTTGCCAGATTTAGCTAATCTCATTTTTGCTTTTTTCACTGGTGTTGTTGTTTTTGGCTTATTGGATGTTCCAGGTCTAGCAACTTTCGATGCCTTTTTTTGGGTTGGTTTCTTCTTGGATGCTGCGACTTGTTTGCGGTATAGCATCCCATCTCGTAAACCAAGTAACACTCTATAATCTATCACCTGATTAACTTCATCTTGAGTAAACCCAAGTTCATTAACTGCGTAGTTTGTGATTGCGAGTTTCTCTTTTTGAGATTTCTCAACATCAGACCATTCAGGAATCCTTTCTTTTAATTGTTGATGACCGTACTCAACATATTTTTGGATTTGCTCTTGCTGCTTTTGCATTGCTTCATCTTGCAATCTTTTGTTTTCAGCTTTTGCTGCATCCAATTTTTTTCGTTTTTCATCCCAAACGTCTTTTTCACGAACATACCCAATAGGATCAGATTCGTACAGTGCTGCCCAATCTGGTTCGTTTTCCAATTCGCCATTTAAACTTGCCTCTAACTGAGGCAACAACTGAGCGTAAATAGCATCTTTTTTCGCTAACTCTGCTTGTTGGTCTTCAAAACTTTTACGTTTTTGTGCCAGTTCTTGAGTTTTGCGAGTATAGTCTTGTTGACGAGAGTATCCGTTTCTGAGTTCATCTAACGTAACCTCTTGTTCGACACCATCAATCTTAACAGTGTAAACATCAGGTTGTAGTTCTTCCTCTACTTCTGTTTGTTCTTCTAAAGACTGTTCTACTTCTTCCTCTCCTTCCTCAATGTCATCATCAACTTCAACTTCTGCTTCAGCCTCAACTTCGACCTCTTCTTCCATTTCTGTTTCAACAACATCTTCTGGAGATGCCTCTGTCTGCTCTGCTTGAACTTCCTCTGTTACTTCCTCAGTTGGAGTCAAAAGATTTTCAAAAGAACTTACAGTTTTATCTAACTCTGATTGTAATGCAATCGGTTTTCCGGTGTTGCTCATAATCACTCCTTAATTTTAAAAATTTTACCTAGTTAAATATAATTGTGCAATTTTTTAATTTGTGCTTTGTTAATCTTACCTTTTTCTACTAATATTCTCATGTGCCTTTCTACTTCTGGAAGAATATTTATTGCGTTATGTAATGTTTCTCTAAAATCAACATTACTCTCACCCTTACTGTTCATCCATAGTGCAACATATTCTTGTTTTAAATTTTCTATAGCTTTTTTAAAAGTATCGCTTTTTAGGATTAGCTCTGCCTCGTTTGATTGTAATATTTCCTCTCTAGTAGCCATATTTACCTCATTCTGTCTATCATTCTTTGCACATTAGTAAAGTCAAAAGGTCTATATTTGATTGGTTGTGCATCCACATTGTATTGAGGTTGCATTTCAAATCTTTCTGGCTCGGCATCGAACATAGCCATTTGTCCATCGGACATAGGTAATCCAGAACCAAACACAGGTGCGGGTGGTATTAAATCTCCTGATTGGATTAAATCTCTTACTCTCTGTGCTGCCATTTCTTCTTCTGGAGTAATTAATAGATTATCTCTTGGAGGTGTTGCCAAGCGTATATTCAACGCATCAATAAAAGGAATATTAGTAGGTGATGGTGCGGAGTCAGGTATCTCCATAGGCATATCCATTAACATACTAGGCTGAACTTGTGTTGATGTCATTTCTGGCATTGTTGTTGGTGCGGGCATTGGGGCTACTTCCCTTACGGAAACTGGTACTCCATTTCGCATCACAAAACCTTCTGGAAACTCCTCTGAGTATCCTACACCTGGTGCTATCATATCAGCTACATTTTCCCCACCAGCTATTGATTGTGCAAATTGCAATCCAGAGCTAAATAAGGGATCTATTATTCTTTCTGCCATAAAATATTCCTTCTCTATCTTTTAAGTTAATTATTATTTGTTTTCCAATCTTCACCTAGAAATAATAATGATTCAGCTAATCTTCTTTTGACTAACCCATCATTTACCACCCCGGCACTTTTGTTCCAACGCTTCATTTGTTCTGGAACTTCATCATATTTTTTTTGATTTAATACTTTTAACATAGTGCTGGTTTTTAGATTGCCAGCACCTAAATTAAAAGTCCATGATACCAAAGCATCGAATTGATCTTGATTCAACTCAACTTGAGACAAACTTGTCACATGATCTTCAAAATCTTTTAAATCTTGTTGCAATAATGCTTCTGCTGTATCTTCGGTAATTTTCATATTCTCAATAACATTTCTTGTATGACCATAGCCTATAGTCAAAACATCAGCACTACATCGGTATGGTTCTAAACGACAACCCTCGAAATGTTTGATTAATTCTATACCTTTCTCTGATGTTTTCATGTTTAATGTAAAACCATTTTATATTCTGATTCCTCAAAATCACTAATTACTAAATCTAAGATACCAACTACATTACATCCATAATTTTCTGCTTTTGTTTCAGCATCAGAAAAAGAAGATGCAACTACTGGTGGGCCTTCATAGTATTTACCTTTGTACTTAAATTCTGTGATATAAACTTTCATTCATCTTTATCCTTAGAATTACTTGCACCAAAGTAAAATGATATAACAGCACTTGCCAAACCACCAAGATAACCTAACACTAGGTTAATTAATGCTTCACTGTTCTGTTCTGGTGGTTGAAGTGTTACTAAAAATATATAACCCATAAAACCACCAACAACAAATACACCCATAATGCGAGATGTCCAGTCTTTAGAAAACTTACCTCTTGCATCTTGTATGTCTTGAGTTTCGAGAGCGTATAAATCAACTTCTAGCTCTTTCATCTTTATTTCAAATTCAGCATCAATCTTTTTTAGTTCAGCCAGTTCTTTAGGCGTAGCTTGTTGTACTGCCTGTTCTATTTTTTTTGGTGTAGGTTCACAACCTAATGCCTCCGCAACCATATTGGCTGCCATGTTACCCATAGGCCCACCAAGAGCTGTGCCGATTGTTGGTGCAACAGCACCTATAATGTTTTTGACAAACTTAAACTTCATTATACACCAACTTTTTTCATTGCTAGTTTGTGTGACTCACCAAAAGTAGCACCTTTATTCATAGCACCAACCATTACTTTTAAGTGTTTGATTGTGTGGTGTTTTGAGTGTCTTGCCATGGCATCTTGTTGACGTTTATTCAAAGAAGATACGTTGACTCCTTTTATCATTCTGGATGATTTTTTTGTTTTCATTGTTTAGTACCCGTAAGTTTTCTTTTTACTTCCTTTCATTTTAGATTTTTTTTTCTTTTTTCTAGGATTAGGCATATCTTTTCCTCTTTTTTGCTTTTCTCTTTCTTAGTAAATCTGCATCTGCTTTTCTTGCACCGCCTTTTCCAGTAGCAAAAGACCTAACTCTACCAGCAGCCCATTGATGTGCAGATACCCCGGTTCGAGAACCAGAACTGTAATAAGCTCCTAGCCCTCTTTTATAAACTTTTTCTAATGTAGATTTTGATATTCCACTTGATTTAGCATACTTGTTGATAACATCTTTTTTAGACATCTCTGCTCCTTGATTTAGATATTCTATTCATCATAGCTCTAGTTAGCTTGCCTTGTCTGTATAACTTAGCTGTTCTTTTTATCTCTTGCTCTCTTTTTTTTCTATTTTTTGATCCAGATAAGTATTTTAATGGAACGCCAGTCTTTGTTTTTTTTACTTTTTTGAATTTTCTTTTTGCTACCATTTTTTGCAACTCCAGTATCTAGGCGTTAATTTATTTGGTGGGTTGGTATCGCATTTGTGTCTTGCTCTAAATGATTTTCTTCTCTTGGGATTATTTTTTTTGATAGTCATATTAGGATCACCAAAACGAATCAGTTTTACTTTGCCTTTGTCTCTTGCTAACACCGCAAACTTTTTACTTTTGCCTGGTGTTCTTTTAGGCTTGTTGTATCCGCTAAATCTTTCGCCTCGATAAGTTACTGCCATAATTATTTTCCTTAACTATATCTTAGTTGTTAAATAATCCTTGTGACTGAGTTTTTGCAATTTGTCTTAATGTCTCTCTATCTCTTTCCATTACTGCATTTATCTCAGCAATATTAACTTGTGTGCCATACTTCGCATTTAACTCAGCAGCTTTTAGCCTGATATTGGCTTCTGCCTTATCCCTGTCTCTATCGTCATCCATAATAATCTTCATGCGATCTGTTTCTGCATCAACCATTGCTTTTTGTGCTTGCACTTGTGCTTTTTGCATTTCAGCTTGCGCTAATAACTCTGTTGCATCTGGTTTTTGCTGTTCTGGTTGTGGTGGCATAGGCGGTACTTGCGTATTGATAAACGATTGCGCATCTTTAAAGCCAGCCATCTCAATAATACGAGTTAATGTGTTGGAATACTGTTGCAAGCTAACCAGTGGGTTGTTTGCACCCATAGTTTGCAGTATTTGCTCTTGCTTGCCCGCAAGCTGTGCTAACAATGCAGACTTTTCTTCATCGCTAGACTTGCTTATTGCTACATTAACGACCATATCTTTGTCTGAGTCCCAATAACGCGGGTCAACCACTATAAATTTGTTATTTAATCTAAAAACTGACTCTGAATCTTGATGTTTTATCACTAAACCATTGACAAGTTTGAATAATTGTTGCATCCCACCTTCTGCAAAATGACGACAAATTAGCTCGATTCTGCCTTGCGCACCACTCATAGTGGCTGCTACTGCGGATTTAGTGGTGGATTGCAGTGCATCAGCGTTTAATCCAGCACTTGCTTTAGATACACCAGTTCTGTTTTCTTTGGATTCGTCTAAATATCCCAGAACAGGGAACGCCTCTTTACCAACAAAAGGCACAGAGAAAGGTTGCACCATACCGGGTGCTCTCATTCTGATAGGTTGTCCAATGTCAGTGTTTAATACATCATCAATATTGACTTGCCCTTCTACCACACCCATTCTTGGAAATATTGAGTGACCCAATGAATCCAATGTATCGCGCATAATCTGTGATTTAGCTGCTTGGATTGGTTTTAAGTAGTCTGCGGGGCAACTGCCAATAGAGGTGTGAGGTTCTGGATCGGGGCAGAACATAACGATGGGAAGGTCATCCCATGGCTCAACATGAAGTATATTTGCGCCATTACCAACTGTGCATACTCTCACCCTTTCGTCTATACCATCATCGTCTAAATCGTAAAAACAATAATGCTCTATGTATAGAACTTCCTTTGAATACTCAGAACTAGATGTAGGGTAAACATCTTCACCGAGTGGGTTTCGTGCTTCTCTTTCTGTGTAGGTATCAGCATCAAAAGACGACCCAGAACCCGCATACTCCTCTATTTCTTCCCTCTCATAACCCATAGCAACTAACTCAGAAACAGTTTTGACCATTCTATGTGCTACATAATGAGATGATTCTAAACTTCTTGCATCTCTTGAGATCAATACTTCTTCTGGTGGTACAGCTTCTATGCAAACCTGATTCTTTCTTTTTACCCTTCTGATTGTTAAGTCGTAACTTGCGGGTGATTCTTGAGTGATTTCTTCATTAGTTTCTGGATCAACCATAGTCATGGATTCCATTTTGACCGCTTCTTTTACCACTTCTACATCTTTATCCATGATTAAGGCTTGATATGACATAGGATCAATGTCTGTGTATTCGTGAGTTGTGGAACTCATAGTGTCATCCCAAAAAGCCTTGACAAATCCTGACTTTCTTACGAGAGCATCTTTAAAGGCATCATACATTACTTTAAAGCCGGGATTCTTTTGTTGGACGATATAGTTTATGTATTCAGTTTGTTGTTCTGCCACAGGAATATCCTCTGGACCATTGGGAACAAACTCAACAACCTTTTTAGTGCCAAAGAAAGTGCGCATGATTGATGGCAACATAAACAATATGCTATCTCTAACATCAGTCGATATAAACTCAGACTGTAAATCACTGGTATTATCAGGTTCATTTCCCAAGTAATACTCTGTGCTTTCTGCTCTTTCTTTGCCTATTTGGTTAATGTAATCTTCTGCATCATCTAACTCAGATCGAATCATACTTTGCAGTTTCATGTCTTGTGTTACTTTTGAATCTTTACCTTTGTCGTATTTCATAAGTTATCCAACTCTCAAAATTCTTGATTTTAATGGTTTTTTAAAATTATACCCCATAAATGATTGACTTCCACTAAATGAAGCTGCCGAACTTGCCATGGTAAGTGCTAGTGCATCGGCTCTATCGGGTGATTTAATGCCTCTTTTTTTCATCTCCTCTTTGGATTCAATCTTTATTTTTCCTGTTGAGGTGTATTTATAAATTGGTGCAACTAACTCTGCTACCAATTCATCATCATCCGGTAATCGACAATCTCTTTGAGATAACCAATCTTTTATTGCAAACCAAAGTTCAGCTCGCAAGTTTAAAAAATTCTTTTTGGTAGATGGTGATTCTGCCACATTCACACCGCGCACTGGCAAGTTCTGCTCTGACAGCCTATCCACTACCCCGCTACCTAGCCCAATCACATCCACTAATATCTCTTGCGGTTTTGTCATTACTGTTTCGTTATCATACTTGTTTTTTATCGCTCCGCATAGTTGCATTAAATCCATAGAGTTAAATGTTTTCATTTCCAGAACAGTGTTACCTTGTCGCACACACAAGGCAGAGTTATCTCCACCAAATCGCGCCACATCCACACCCCACACAATAGGCGCAGATGCACTCAAAGAAACTTCTCTATCAACTGCAGCTCTTGCAAGCTCCATAGGAATAATCGTATCGTCATCGGCACTTGGAAACTCACCTAGCACTTCCACTCTCGCAACAGTAGAATTTTCTCCGTATTGATCTAACATACTTTGGAATAGTTTTTGGTCTGTGCCTTCTACATCGCGCGAGTCTATTTGTTCGTTATGCCAGTATTTGCGCTTGGAATGAAAGCTATCGTAGAACGGCCCTGTATTTCTTCTTGGGTTAGAAAAGGTAAACCAGTATCTGTCTGCTGTGGGTTCAGAGAAAAATCCTTCCGACACTGAGTAGATGGGTGATGGAATACCTGATGCTTCGTCCATAATTAAGCATACTCCGTAGGTGGAGTGAATCCCGGCAAACGCATCTGGGTTTTCTTCCGACCAGAGCTGTGATTGCGCATAATAATAACCGGTGTCTATTTGTAGGTCGCGTATTAGTGCTTCTTCAAACCACTTCTCAGGTTTAAGTGAGGTGGCGGTTTTGTGAAACCAGTGTGAGTTGATAGATAGCGTTAGCCACTTACCGAGTTCAGCCCAGGTGCGGGAGCGTAGCTGTTGCTCGGTGTTGGCTGTGACGATGATGGTTGAGCCAAGGCGGGTGGAGAGCATCCATAGTATGAGCCAAGCAACTAAGGCTGACTTACCTATACCGCGCCCAGAGGCTAACGCCAATCTAAACATCTCAGGTATCTTTTCTCCTTGGTTTCTGTGTATGTGGTTTCCAATATCTCGCAAAATTTTTTCTTGCCACTTCCTTGGGCCTGTAAAACCTTCAAGGGGGGTGTTCTCTTGATTCCAAGGGAAGGCAAACTTAACAAAGTTTAGTGGACTGTCTTTGATGTCTATAGACCAAAGCTCAGTCATCAGTTGTTTTTCTTGTTCTGCTCCGTATTTCATCTTAGAAAGTAATAAAATTTTTGTTCAATAGATATATATAACGTACCAGTACGCCCGCGCGCAAAGGGGGGGTGTTTCGTTTTCCTTGCACCCACTCGCTTGCGTGCTTGCGCGCTCTGTGGATAACTTTAGTCATCATTGTTGATAACTATTTTATTTGGTGCGGGTGGCAGCGTGCCGGGTGAATGTGAGAGTGCTTGCTTGCGTGAACCGATGATGTCAGCCAGGTTTACATTGTAATTAGTGGTTTGCTCAAGACGATCCTTCCAAGCGCCTACGTTTTCATGTGCGCCTCGGTTCTTTAAAAAGAATATTTGTGCTGCGGTGGATGGTTTCTCTCCATTACGGCCAAGTGCGGAGTCGTAGAGAGCATTTGAGACATTCGCAACAGCTTTAATCTTTCCTTCCTTTATAGCTGTATCAAATGTTGCAGAATCGCGTTTACGTCTCATTATAGTAGCCCTAGAACATCCCAAGGATGTAGCGATTGCCTGGTCAGATAATCCAAGCCCGGCAAGATGTTTAATTTTTTTTAAGGTTTCTTTATCGCTCAAATCAATGCGCTTTCTACCCAGTTTTACGCGTTTTTTGGTAGTTTTTTCTTTCATAATGAAATTATTTTAATATCTGATAAGTACCTCACAAGCCTTATTATATAACGAATCGAGCATATTTTGTAATATATCAACATAAAAACATACAGATATATATTTGCATTATCTAGGGTACTCATTATAATTAATGTATCTTTTAATTAACGGGAGTAAAAAATGAAAATTACTGTTACCAATTTAATCAATCTTGATTCCAACACTTTTATGAATGTTTCACCATTATGGGCGGTT